GTGGAGCTACATCACAAACGCCGTCGCTACTGCTCGGAAGAGCGGACTGTTAGCGACTCTACCCGCCGCTACCTAACCCGGGAGGTGAACGGTTACATGCGTTTGCCTGCCAGCGCAAGAGCGGAATCTTGTAGGATTGATCAATATTGCTTGGATAGCTGTCTTGCACGCGGCCGATGAGAGCCATCGCCATATGATGATCGGCAGCACCAAGAGCGGCGGTTTCGGCGAGGCCGCCGACCCATTCGAGTGCTTGGCGCGTATAGGCCCACGCATAACCGGGATGCGCAAAGCGATAGGGATAGTTCCCGGCGTTCGGCCCCTGCATGATCGGCTGTTTCTTGTAAGCCAAACTGCAAAAGGATTTATGGTGATCCAAGTGCTCATTGTTGGGACCGAGATCGTAGCAATCTGCCCAAGGCTGAATCACATGATAGTGCTGGAGCGCCTGCACGGTTTCCGCAGCCCAGTTGCTCATGCGGAAGGTGACATCGGCATCGATCGTCGCGATATATTTGGCATCCGGCGGAAGGCGGCCGATTCCAAGATTGAGCGCGTTTTCCTTGTGCCAAACCAGCGCGCGGGCATCGCCGCGGATCTTCACATGGTTGACGTGTGGATTGTCGAGCTCCGCAGGCCGGTCGCCGAACGAAACCTCAACCGTCGTGAGTTGCACGCCGGAATCCAGCATGTGCTCTTCGAAGCGCTTATAGAGGATGAGTCGGCTTCCCCAACGGACCGGGTTCGACATGACGGTGACGACGTGAAGGAGTTCCGGCTTCATTGAGTCCTCAATTCAATCTCTCAAGAGTGATGGTTTGAACGCCGATTAGTCCGATCGCGCGGGCGGCACCATGGGATAGGTCAACGCACCGGTGGAGGCGCTTGGCAGGTCCACGATCGTTCACGCGAACGATAACGCTTTGGCCCTCATAGGATATGCGAAGGCGGGTTCCGAAGTGGAAATGCCAGCTTGCCGCTGTCTGACCCTCTGGGTTGAAATGTTCGCCGTTCGCGGTGGTGGAACCGCTCTCTGCCCCATACCAGGACGCGCGACAGATTTCGGCATGGCCGGGCGCTATCGCGCAAAGCCATACCGATGCGATGATTGCGATTCTCAAGATGAACGGCCGTTATGGATACTGGTTGGCTACGGCCAGGATTTGATCTTTGAGCCAATTGGCATAGACGTAGTGGCCGCGGGTGTTGAGATGAACTCCATCCGGGCCGGTATCCCAATCCGAGTTGCCCGATCCGGTTGGCGCGCCACTATTGCCGGTTCCAACGAAGAAGGGCGCCGCATTGTTGGCGGCGGTCGAGATCGGAAAGAAGAAAATCAACGTATCGCCGGACGCGGCCTGTTGCGCCACGGCCGCGGCAACGGCATTTTCATTGGCTATCTGAGCGGCGCTTGCGGGTCTCCCTCCCGCAACAAGAACGCCCGTCACGAATATGGGGATCGTGGGGAAGTAGGCTCTCACGGCTTGGAAGAATGTTAAGGCCGCCGCTTGGACCGCAGCGGGAGCCTGCCCTCCATTTTGTGCTCCGGTTGAGTCGTTATTGTCGTTGGTAGACCCCTGGACCACTATATAATTGATCGGGCGATAGGCGTTGTGGATGATCAAATCGCCATTCGAGCCATTCGGGCCAAGTATCGCCCGGCCAAGGTATGCGTTGTTCGTAATGCCAGCATTGGCCATGAAGCCGGTGCCGGGCCAGCCAGAGCAAACCGCATCTGGGAGACCTAAAAGCCGCTGTGTAATAACCGGATATGTGTCGAGCCCGGAATAGGTGTTGGCGTAACGCACCGATTGGCTGTCGCCGACAATCGCCAGTGTGAAATTATCGGCATTATAGGGATAGGTGATGTTGCCCGTAGGCTCCCACGCAACTTGCTTCCATAAATTGAGCTGACCGGACGTGATTTTGATGCGGCGGTTGGCCCGGCCATTCTCTATAACAGACCAGTTTTTATTGTTGGTGACGTTTGTAAAATCAATCACCATAAACTGGGCGCTGCCGGTCATGTTAATTGGTGCGTTCAGCGGAATCCCGTCTATCTCGATTAGGAGAGGAAACGCATTGGGCCAAATGTCCATTTCCAGCTTGCTACCGTCAAATAGAAACTCGATACTGTAGCCAGGATATTGGAAGTTTCCAAAGCTGCCTGGAAGGCCTCCTTGAGTCGTTATAGCAGACCCGAGAGGCCCATTCGTTCCATTAGACGCTGACACGCCAAAAGTAGCATACCCCTGCCCAGGAACAAACATTTGGGATGGAAGCCCATTCCCGAAACGGATAGGAATAGTGCCGTCTACCGGATATAAACCGGTTAGAAGTAGGGCATTCGCGTAGCCTAATGAGGACGCCGAGAATGTGATCTGTGGGGCGGTCTGGCGGCCGATGTACTGCCAAACGACAGAGGTGTTATCTACGACGGAGAATGGTCGAGCGGTGTTTGAGGCCGGAGCCAAGAACGGCGTTGTCGCTCCAGTCGTTCCGCCAAAGACGCATTCGTAGACATTCCCGTAGCCGTCATTGACTTGGGTCGCGCCGAAATTAGCGCCAGTTAAGTTTTGCGTCGCAGCCGCCGCGGCCATAACGGCGGTCCCGGCGGTCCAAGGAACTGCGCCGATAAGTTGCGAGGCGCGAGGGATATTGAAAATGTTGCCGCCGGGCGCGCGAGCGGCAGTGCCGAGCCGGCGAAGTTTCGCGGCCCATGTCTCAGCCTGGGTAGCGACATTCGCGGCGCCAGTTGTCCAACCATTCGCCTGCATCGCCGGTACATCGGAAGCAGCAACGGGGGTCGACTGATTCGGGAATCCCGTATAGATGCGCCCGGAAACGGTGACTGAGTTCCGGCTTCCATTCGACGGCGGGAACATCTGGACTGTTGACATGGAACCCTCTTATGATGCGGCGCGGAGGCAATAAAAAACCCGCCGGTGAGAGCGGGTGAAGATCGGCGCGAAGATGAATATCGTCAGGATGTTGGCGGCGTAATTGTCATCACAAGAACAGAGACACGAACAGTTCCGCCTGTGAAACTCGCACCACCGCCAACCGCGGCAAGAGCGAGCGTCGTAGACCCATTGTAATACGGCCCTGGAATCGCGCCGCCAGGGTTTGTTGAGCCCGCCGAAATCCCGATCCCACTTCCCCAATGCCCGTTGCCGTTCTGGCTGTCATTGATTGTAATCGAAGCGCACCCCGTGACTGACGTAATTACCTTCAAGTCGACGCCATAGATGACGCATGTTTCTCCGAGCGGGATATTGGTTGTCGGGCCGGAGCATGTGATCAATTGCTCAACCCACGCGAACCCGGCGGTAGCGCCATGAGGGCTCGGCGCGACCGGGACTTCGCTGAGTTTCGCCGCCGGCCAGCCGCCAACCGTCGAACCGTCATTGACGATGATCCGGTTATTCGTCGTGTCTACCCATGGCTCGCCTTGCGCGCCTGCTGCCGCAGCCGCGATATTCGCCGCGGTATCCCGCCGAAGTTGAACTTGAACTGACATCTGGAATCCTAATGGTTAGTGGACCGTGCCAAGAGTGACCGCCGCCAGCATAATTCCGTCGCTTACGACGCCCCATTGATCGGTCTCCGAAACCCGCGCCGAGACAAGGCCGAAGTCAAGGCTGGACCCGGCTAGCAGGGCTTGCGTGACCGGCCCAACCGGCGAACCCGCGCCGGTCGGCGTATAAGTGAACACCTGGCATTCGGACAGATCTTCGAGGGCGAATCCAAATGCGTTGAAGCTTTGAAGCTTCACATAGATGGTGACGCCAATGAAGGAAGCTGGAAGTGGATATTGGAACACGGAGCTATCGACGCGCACAAAGGGGGCGCCGCTAGAATGAGTCGCTGGCGCTGTCCCGTACATGCCGCGGTAAAGCGTGGTCAGATTGTAAGCGTTCGTTCCGGTGAGCGCCGCGTTCTGGTAAGCCAGCAGTTCATTGTCGACCAAACAAAGCGTCACGCCGTTTTGCGCATCTATGGAAGTCCCGCTTAAGAGCGTTCCGCCGCTCTCGATAAGGCTTACCGAAAGCGTGTCTACCGTGTCCGGGTTCGCCCCGATGAAAGCCGGCAGGCTCGCTGTCAAATACCCTTGGCGCGAGGCCCCAAGACCTGCCCAACGACTTGATAGGATATGCCATCGGTCGAGAGCCAGACGTTAGCGCCGCCCCAATTCGGATCGGCGACTCCGGCGATGCCCTCTGGCGTCGATACGCCATTCGTGGCGACTGTAGCATTTACAACCGTCGAGAAGGCCGGCAGGAACGTCAACGGCGCGCTGGCCGAGCCGTCCGAGCGTATCCAAGAGAATTGCTGGCCCCAAATGTAAACGCCGTCCCCCGGCGTCCCAGCGTAGCTTGTCGTTCCGAATGGGTTTTCAAGATAGACGTAGACAACCGGCGTTGAATTCGCGGCCAATGGAGTCGAGATCGTGAGCTGATACCATGACGATCCAATCGCCGCTGGGACAATCGACGCCGTAACACCCGCATCGGCAGAGAAAGAAGGGCTTGCCCCGAGATTGAAGTCAGCGCCGACTTGCGCAGAACCATTGTTGATATTGAGCCGTACCGCTGAGCGCGCCGCAACCTGGACATAAATCGAGAAGGTCAGCGTCGTGATATAACTCGCTGAGTATGTCAGCGCCGCGGTGTAAGCCTGTTGCGTATAGTGCGCCCCGGTCGCGCTAGTCTCCGCCAGCGAGTAAGACGCCGCCACGCCGCCGGACGCCGCGATGAAGACATTGGCAATGCCGCTCGTGAGCGCTGCCGGCGGCTCAAAGATAACTGGCTGGTTAACGCGAGCCGGGACGACATTCTGATTTGTCGGGATACCGCCGCCCCCAATCTGGACGGGATATTGAACCGATGTCGCCGTGCCGCCAGGGAATTCCTCGGCCGTGACCGCGAGCATCCCAGCGTCGTCTTCCTCAATCTCCGTGATGCGGACGGCCACATTGTTGAGACCGAGAAGCGTATCCGTGATGGTCACGAGGTCCATCGGTTCTAGCAGGCAATATTCGAAGGATAGCTTGAACTTATAATGATTCCGGATATAGAGCCCGCGCTGAAGAATGAGCTGCGCTGAATTCTGCCCGACGCTCGGATCACAGATTTCGTTTGCCGTGATATCTGGCGCCATGCGGAGCCCATAAGTCTCGATCGCGTTTTGGTCCCAAACGTCGATCGGCGCCGGAACATAGGAATTCGAAACCGACCAGATCACCCACGGTTCCGGGATTGTCTCGGGGAGCCAGCCGGTTATCCTCTGGTTGATTTGCAACCGCTGCCAATTGTGGCTGGCATAAGGGTCGGTGTGCGTGACCTCAACCGGATCTTTGCCGTCCTCATGCACGAAGTCGTCATCGGTCAGACTGTAAACCGGCGTTACGTTTGGCGTGAAAGTGCAGGTGTTGGCACTCCCGCCGCCAGTGGTCACAAGCTGATTTGGCGTCGGCCCCACGACAGAATCGCCATAGGGAATGAATTTCAACTTCCCGCCAATCCAAACCGCCGCCGAATTCGTCAATTTCAGCCAGCGTGCAAGGATGCTGTTCGCGGTTTCCTGATTTGTGAGCGCCGGGCTCAATGCAAGATAGGCGGCGCGGCAATAGCCTTGGTAAGAGCTGTCCAGGCCAGAAACCGGCGAGAACAATGTCGTGGCGTCGATGCTTCCAGACGGGAAGCCGACGCCATATTGAGAGTTCGTCAAAAAGTCTTGGATGATTTGCGCCGGCTCTGCGTCGCCGCCATTGATACCCGACGAATTGAAGAGGACGCCGAAAATCTCCATTGCGAATTGAGGAAGATTCGCGTTTGCGCCAAGGTAGTAGTCGAAGGACGTTATATAGGCGAGGCCATGATAGGAGAGCGCCTGGCTCGGGAAGGAAACGGTGAGTTCTCCCCAAGGCCCTTGAGTCTGGGTGCCGGTATAGACGCCCCAAATATCGGCGCCGTAAAAATTTGTCGGGTTGCCTCCCTGCCAGATCGTTCCAAACCCAGCGATCGGCCCCTCGCAGAGCCCCATTTCCCAGGACGTGTAATATTGCCATGATTTAGGAGGGGAATTGTTGTTTCCGCCACCACCGCCGCTACCACTACCGCCGCCGCCCTTGCCGCGACCGCCGCCACCATGGCTCCCCTCAGGATACCCATAATAACCGTAAAAGCCGCCGGTCCAGATGCAATTCGGGGCGATCTTATTGGCACCCCAAACAATATTGATCGGGACATTGTTGCCCGACGTCTGGATCTGCAACCCCGTGTAATAGGGGATTTGCCCGTTGTTCTGGGATTGGTGAAGTAGGCTCACTGTTGAGCCGCCCAATAACTGAAGAATTTCGGCAGGCGGCCGGGATTGGAGAGTGCCATATTACTGAAAACATCCTCTTCGATCACTTTGCCGGAGGCGGCAAAGGCATGAATGATCGTGACCGGATTCGCGCACGTCACGATGCCGCCGTGCGAGTAGCAGCGGCCATATTTGAATACCATGACGTCGCCTGGCTGCGGCCGGTTGACCTCTTTCGTTCGATCGAAGATGAACCCGAGATAGCGCTCCTCGCTTCTATGAAGCATCCAATCCGGCGCATAAGGGCGCGGGTCGAAGGGCTCGCAAAGCCCGGTATCGACGAAGACGCGGACAAGCATCATGCCGCAATCGACGCCGGCACCCTTGATGTCCGCGCAATGATGATAGGGCGTCTTGAGCCATGATCGCGCCATCGCGACGACGGCGGCGCGCTGTTTCATCTCAAGATCATCCATGTAATATTTCCTATTGACTTATGTATAGCTTATTATACATATGACTTGCTTGCTGCAGCAAAGTAAAGTAGTGTATAGTGTCAAAGAGAGAGAAAACAGCTCTTGCGATTAAAGAGACTGTATCGGTCGCGGCGCGTCAGCTCGCCGCGCTCAACCAGAATGCTTCCCGCGTCCTGGCTTCCGAAGATGACCGGCGGCGGTTGCGTCTGCTTTGCTCGCCCAGCGGCGCGCAGGGCGTCGTCGACGCTGGGCCATTCATTTTCGAGTTCCAGGGCGATACATTCGCGGTCACATCGAGAGATTGACCATATCGGTGACGTCAACGAAATGGTCCGGCGCCGATCAAAACAGCGTATAAGTCGGCGCCGGGACATAGGGGAACCCGCGAAAATTCGGCAGGTTATTGAACCTGTTCGTGCAGGTCGCTTGCGTGTGATCGCATCCCCAATAGGCCGTGAATGTATCGCCAGTCGACGGCGCCGATTCCAGCGGATAGGCGAGAGTCAAGGACACTCCAACTACGGCGCTTTTGATGTTCGCCGAGACACTGGAATTGACGCCGCTCGAAAATGTGATCGTGCCTTGAACCATTTGCGCGACGGCGCCAGACCAATTGATCCGCGTGAAGGTTGATCCCGCGCCAACAGTTCCAGTGAAAGCAAACGCGCCCTTCGTCGGACCGCCATTGGCGCCGCATCCGGAATCGTAAAGCACATGCTGGCAGAACGGCGAATAGACGTTCCGCGGCATTTGCAAGTCGAGAAGCACGAGATCGGAATTGACCGTAACTTGCGCCGATGTGCGGCCGATGCTGTCGACGGAGCCGACGCGGCCTTTGAAAAGCGTAACACTCCCGATCGGGTTCGCCGTGTCGTGAGCCGACCAGGAATTGAGAAACGCGCGCTCGCGCTGGATCTCGCATCCGTCAAAAGCACCATTCCGAAGCGCTTGCAGAAATGGCGAGCCACCAACAGTATCGACCAGCCGCGCCGCGATCGTGATTTGCTGTTGATCGACCTCGAGACCAGCCGCGCATTTGAACCGGAGCCCATCGACCAGGATGGAATTCGCAAGGTAGACATAGCCGTTGAGCGTAATCGGCACATCGGCGTTCGTATAGGTCAGGATCAAGCCGGTGCGCAGCGTAAAGGTGTAGCAATCCGCGACGATCGCTTGTGCGTCAGGATCACCCCGAAGCGTGTTGAGATAGGTGATCAACGCGGAGGAAGCGGCTCTCACGGCTTCACCATCCTGAATTTGAGGGTTTGCACCCGCCAGAGGCCATTCATAAAGTTCTCGAAGTCCTCTTGATCGTCGAGGAAGCGGCAATTGAAGGCATAGGTGAATGTCGCCGTGATCACGGCCGCCGAGGGCAGCGTGATTGCAGCGGACGACACGGTTGCGTGCGAGACGTTCGACCATACCGGAAGGGCAGTTGGAGCCGCGCTGCCGATGGCCGCGACCGCACCGGCAACATAAATACCATCCCCTGTCGTTCCAGCATAATTCGTGGTGCCAACCGGATTCGCGGTCAGGATCGTGAGAACCGGCGCGGCTGTAGCGGCCATATTAACGGTCATGGAGACCCAATACCAGCCGCCGCCAAGGTTCGTGGTTGACGACGCCAGAACGCCGCCCGTGGCCGATGTAATCGCGCCGGTCGAGAGATTGACGTTCACCTGTTGATTGGTGACGCCATCATTGATTTCGAACTGGCATGCCATCCGCGTCTGGGCCTGGACGTAGGCCGCGAAGACAATTTTCGTTCCGGAGGCTTGAGACGCTAAGCTCTGAGTCGTGTAATGATAATTCGTCGTGTTGTCTTCGGCGAGAAGCTGCGCCGCTGTAGCGCCAGCCGGCGGCGCGATCGTGAAAGTGAGCGTGTTCGGCGTCGTGGCCGACCAGCCGGACGGCTGGTTGACGCCGTTGAGATAGACGTTCGAGACCGCCGTGACCCAGGACACCGACTCGACCGCGCCGCCGATCGCGCGGCCGAATGTGAATGCCGTTGTAACCCCGTCGCCGAACGCCTGCGTCGTGGGCTGCGCAACCGCTGAATTATCGGTTGGATCTGTGTAGAGGAAAGTCCCGTATTGGCCTTGAAGCTGAATATACAGCCCCATAAGGCTTTGCAGCGAATTCGCGGTGAGGCCGGTCCAGGTGCCGTTCGAGTCCAATCCTTCGATCGTCAGCTCGAACTCATAGAGACCTTGATAAAAAAGCGGTGCGCGGACCTCGCGGCCGGACACATGCGGGGCAACGCGCGTCGAGAAGGTTGGCCTCTTGTGGACGGACCAGCCGAGGCCGGGGAGCGTCGGGAAGCTTGGAGGCGTCGTCATTGCCGCACCGTCCGCAATTTGAGCGCCTGAAGCGACCAGAGCCGCGACATGAATTCTTCAAGGTCTTCGCTGTCGTCGTCGAAGCGGGCGAGGACCGTTCCGGAAGCCGCGATCGCCGCTGGCACCGGAAAGGAGAATGTCGTCTCCCTGCCCTGCATCTGGGCATAGAACCCTGCGAGCGTCTGGAAATCTTGCACGACGTCCATCCGCAAGAGATTGACAACGATCTCAATCTCCCAGATCGGCGTCGAGACCCGCGCGAAACGGCTGCCACGGCCGCTCACATGCTCCGCTACACCCGTCGTGAAGGCCGGGCGGTAGTGGACGCTCCAGCCCTGCCCGGCGAGCGCCGGGAAGGCCGCGTAGGGCCCGGGAACATAGGGCGCGTCCGGCACTGGCGGCGTGATGAACGGCTCTTTGCCGTTGAGCCAGTTTCCGGCCGGCCAGTTTTTCGCATCCCCCCAAACGCCGGTCAGATTCGGGAATGCCGGGAACGGCCGCGCATCCCAGTTCCAGACCGAGCAGAACGCCGGCTGGATCATCGCAAGGCCAGCGATGGATGACGTATTGTGGCCGTCGACGAACCAATATTCGTAGATGGCCTGCAACGCCAAAAGTGCGAGGATTTGATCTTGTTTCGGCAGATAGCTCAGCCCGTCCGCTGCGCGCCAGGCCGACCAATAGGCCGTGCCGCTTTCCGACGAGGCCGCGTCATAGAAGAGATTTGGCTGATTCGTGCATTTGTCGTTCGAAGGGAAGCCGTATTCGGTGAAAACGATCGACTTCGATTGTGGAACCCAGCCTGTCGCTAGACCCTTTGGGCTTTCACCGCTTCCATCGCCGTCGTCATAGAGCGCGAAGTGCTGGTTATTCCACCACCAACGGAGCTGCTTGTTGCCGAGGATTTGCTGATTGGCATAATATCGTTCGCGCGTCTGGGTATAGCGATCGTCTGTCGGATAACCCGGCAAACTGACCTGCAACCCAGATCCCAATGGATCAAGTCCACGGCCGAGGTTGTTGCTGTCATAATAGAACCAGTTGAATTTCTCGCCGCCCTCAATATTGGCCTTGAGATAAGCCTTGTTGTAAATCGTCGCCTGCCCTGAGAGTCCAAGATTGGACATGACCGAAGGCGCGGGAGGCCAGGACGGAGCGGCCGAAACGATACCGTCATCGAATTGCGCCGTGACCGGGCTGGAGACCGCGCCGCGATCGTATGTCAAGCCAACGGCGTCTGACGTTACATGGCCGTAATCCAAGAACTGATCGAAGGGTGCTGGCGCGGCCCAATTCGCGATGTCAAGATTGTTAGATTGTCCCGAGGACAGTACACTTCCGTCACCCGTTGTCCAATCGGAAGTCGGCATATAATTGTCGAAACATACAAGATCCACATGGGAGTTTGACCAAAGTTGATCAAGATGCGGCCATTGGCCGTCCGCGACCGGGAGCGCCGGGTTGGCGTTCGGGTGCTGCCAGCCCATCCAACTCGACCAGTCGGCGGCATAGGAAATGAGATTGTGGAGTCCCATCAGGTCTTTCGTCAGCGACGCCGCGTTGAAAATGGATCGCACGTCGGCGCAAAGCTGCATCAGGCCGCCATTTACCGTGTCATAGACGAAGGGATAATCCCAGGTTGGAGGAGTTCCGGTTCCGGTAATTGACCAGGCGGGGCCGCGAATGGTTTCAAGACCGCGAAGCTCAGATCCAACAAGGAATAGATCCACACCGCCGGCCAAAACACAAAGATTTGCATAATGCAGGATCATCCTTCGATATGTGTAATCGGTTGACGAGCCGGAATAGTGAACCGCGCCGCCGGAGATCGTAAAATTAGAAGGAACCGCCGTACCAAGGAAGTTCCGCACAGCCGTTTGCGCGCCGGTCGAGACGTCCGCGCCGTTGTAAGTGATCCGGCCGCGCCATGCTTTGTCGCCATTGTCCATGAGGATGAACGGGTAGAAGACGACGCGGTAGCCCTGCGCTTTCAGATAGGTGATGCACTCGACGATCGATGCGTCGGACGGCGTGCCGCCGTAAGTGAAAGCCCCGTTGGCGTCTTGCGAGATCGGGATAATGCCGAACGAGGATTGGGTGAGCCCGGAAACCAGCCAATTGTCCGAGACCCAGGCCGAGCCGTTCCACTTCTCGAAAGTGCCGTTGATATAGGTGGTCGAGGGATAAATCTTGCAAGCTGTGATGTCGGTGCTGTCGCCGAACCAGGCGCAGACCACGGCAACCGTCGTGCAGCCGGGGAAATTCGCCTGGAGCTGGCTTATCGCATAGGTGAGGTCCGCGCTCGGCGGCGTGCCACCATATGTCGAGGACGGGGGGAAGACGGAATTGAGTCCCTGGTAGAAATTGACAGGGAGCATGATGGCTCCGGAATAGGCCCGCTGGCCTTGATGTGGCGTCGTGCCATAAGTGAACTCGCCCGTCGCGGGGAGTAGGTTGACCCCGTTGACAAAGCTCATGTGTCAGATTGCCGTTCAAAGCTTTGAGAGGCCGATATGCGAACCCGTGCGCACGCTTTCATTGACCGTGCGCAGGATCTGCTTGGAATTGTTCTTCAGGAACTGCCGGACGCTGTGGCCATCCATAGCTTGAACATTGAAGTTCAGAGCATGATGGACGTGCACCGTTCCGGCGACGCCATTGCTACCTTCCATCATATTGCGGAAAGCTGCAGCGGGGCCAGCCGGGATTATCATCTCCCCCTGGTGGACCTGGGCAACCATATCGCCGGGCAGGCTCCAGGCGCCGGTATCGTAATGTGGTATGGCAGAAAGCACTGTTGCCTCGCCAGCGGCGGCAGGGCCGGCCGCCGGGTGGCGTCGCAGGAGTGGTAGGAATTTGAAGGCAGCGTAATCTCCAGTTTGTCCACTCAAACCGAATCGGCGTTGACGCGCCGACGGAGATCACG